AAAGGCAAATAAGCTGATTGTAGCGTCCAAAGATTAACGCTTTTATTCATCCATTCCAAAAGCAGGAAATTGATACTTATTCTTGCTGCATTTAACTTTTGAGCTTCGACAAATTCTCCTAAAATGCCAATTCTTTCAAACGCCTCTCTAATGATCAGCTCAACTTCTATAACCTGAAAAGTATATCTTCCTGAAGTAGTTGGCATAATTTACCATTAATGAAATTTCCTTAAGGTTTCTGCTAAATTAGCTCTTTTTCTAGTTAAAGGATTTTTAGAATGAGTAGCTTTTTCCAGTTTTTTTTCTGGGATTTTTTTATCTTGCGCTACTCCTAAGGCTTTATGAAGAGCACCTTTAGTATCTGGATTAATAGCAGATTGAATCCACTGTTTAGGTTTTTTGTGCATTTCTATCATTGCATTTCTTGTTGCTCTACTACGCGCCATAGTTTTACCTCTAATTAAGCTTGTAAAAATATAAAATCAAAAGTATCAGTTAAAGGAGTTCCTGAACTGTTGATTTTTAATAAAATAAAATTAACAAAAGTTTGATAACTAGCTATTTGTGAACTTGTCTGATTAATTAGTCCTGCAACTGGAAATAAATTTCCAAGTTGATTATCAAAAATAGTAAAATTGGTATTAATTTGGTCTAATGTTTGATATACAGAATAATTAATATTTGTCGTAACTGATGGTGGAAATATTACCGACATTGAATAATTAATTGTTGTAGTTCCAGTATTTACTACAAACAAAGGTAAATACCCTGTACTACCAGTTCCTACGCTAACACCATTGACCGCTCCATTAACGTTTACCGAAGTAATTACATCAAAATTTTTAGTACCATAAACAGTATTATTATTAGGCCCTCCTATCGTATCTTCAACAGGAGCGTTATTTTGAAATCCGGTAATAGTAAAGGTTTGTGCACTTAAGTTATTATCTGACGAAATTGACACTGATCTTATTAGATTTGAGTTAATAAAGGAAACTTGAGGAGGCGTAATACTAGGATCATTTAATGTTCCGTTTAATACTACTGGGCCAGCTGATCCTACATCCTGTAGTGCACATACAGCTGATTTATCTACAATTGGCCACGTTAATTTAGTAAAAATAGCCATAACAACTCCTTAAATCTGAATAAAGTTCAATTTCATGCTATTAGCTATAGTGCCAACACCAGCTCCTAATTGAACTAATATATAAGTGTATGTTCCTGTTAACCCAGAATAAACATAATTAGCTGTAGTACTTGGTGCTTGAATCTGGAATAAGTTAGCATTATTAGTTATGTGGTCTAAATATGTTCTATTATTGACTATATTATCTAACGTTCCATATACAGAGAAGCTAATAGATGTAGCAGTTAATTTTGCTAAGGTTAAAGTATAATTAATAACATCCCGCTCAAGGTTAATAGCAATTAATGGAAAAAATCCTTGCCAACCAGTTCCTACGCTAACACCATTGACCGCTCCATCAACACTAATAAAACTAACCACATCATAAACTTGAACTGAATAAACAGTATTATTATTTGGGCCTGTTATGTTTTCAGTAATTGTAACTCCATTCTGCATGCCAGTAATAGTAAATTGTCTAGCTGATAAATTGTTTAGTGATGTAAATGATATTTGACGGCTATAACCTTTTTGAATAAAAGATATTTGCCCATTAACTAAATTGGCAAGATTACCATTTATAGTAAGGTTACCAGCAGTTCCTAATGTTTGAAGTAAACAAACATCGGTAGTATTACCAGCAGGAAAAATATAACTTAATGATCTAGACATGAAATACCTTTTAAAAAAGGTGGGTCATATTAAGTGACCCACCATTACTAATTTAAACACCTGGTGATCCAAAAATTCCACGAGGGTTTGAAACCCCGAAGGAATAACGCTCTGTAGCTTTCGCCATCACGTTGTCGGTTGGATAGTCTACGTAAGTGTCAGTCTCAACTGGAGTTCTTTGGAAATGTTTTAAACCATCTTCTGCGTCAGTTAAAATAAACCAAGCAGTAGGTGAAGTTAAAAACTGATTGATTCTATAACCCTCTGGTATGTAGTCATTATGATATAAAGCGTTTATATCGTTGTTTGCTACATCAACACGGAAAGCTGAGTTTAAAAGACGAGAAGCAGAAAATTGTAGCTCTCTTGGTAAAATCATCTTTTTAGCCATAGTTTGAGACAAAATACCGCTTTGCATTGGGAATTTTTGAATCAGGATTATAGCTTGCTCAACACCAGCTTCGCTAAAATCAACGTTAACAGTACCTGCGCCAAAAGCGTTAGAGAAAGTACCGCCGTCAATTGGATGTGCAGTGGAACAAACTGACTGACCATCTCCAATAGGATAAGCTGCATTAAACGCATTGTTTAATATGTTTGCACCAAGAATATTCTTGGTAATCCTTAAAGAATTACGAAGAGATTTAGCTTGTTCCGGAAACTGGTTTTGATAAAGGTTATCTTCTACAGCTTCTTTTGTGATTGTAAAGCTTAAACCAACTCTTTTGTGAATATAGTTAGTTACAATCCTTTGACCCATTGAGTCAGTAGCAATTGGTTGACCTTCTGGTTTAATATCAGCAGCACCAAGGTATTTCATTTCTACTTCGATTTCCTGATATTTGTCGGATTGGTAAGTTTTAAATATCTCTGTCCATTGTTCAGGATATGTTGGATATTGCCCAAAAACCGCTTTTAATCCAGGACGTAGTAACTGAGCAATTTGACCGGTATTAATCATAATATTATTCCTCTCTTTCTAATTAAGATGGGGTAGTTCCAAGGTTTCCAACCCTGTAAACATGGTTATTAATTACAACTCTTACATTTAAAAATTGACGTGCAGTTGTTCCATCAGCTTCGTAAATGTAGTTGTTAGGGTTTTGTGTGTAACCAAGCGCTTTTAAAGGTAAAGTTGCTAAAAGTCGGTTAGTAGCAGTTGTTCCAACCATATTTAAGTAAATAGCTGATTGCCCAGTTCTGGTTGATCCACTAGTAGGATTTTGAGGTGATAGATTTCCACCGCCAGCTCCAAGTCCAAAAGCAAAATTTTGTCCCATATAAGCCAAAGTAGTCGCTTGGTTAGAAGTACCACCAAAACGTGCATCATTAGCAACATTAGTAGCAGTAGAAACCTGAATGTCCCAAACAACATCTGGATCATCAATTACAAATGCTTTTATGAATGTTCCAGGCATAACTACAGTACTTGCAGGCCAATAAGGTGATTTAATTAAATTATTAGTACCTGTATTAGTTGAAAAATATTCACAACCCATGAAAACTCCCAAGACAGGAGCTGTTTCATTTGCAACAGTTGCTGTGTCTATTGGATATCTTGCTATTGTTGGAATAGCAGAAATAGTAGTTGCAGCTGCGGGGTTCCAAATAACAGGATCACCAGTAAAAATAGATGTTGCATAAGTTGTTGCGCCGTCAGCACTTGCGTAAATATAGTATTCATTTACTTTTTCAGTCCAGCTACCACCGCTAATAGATGAAATTGGTTGTAATCCAAAAGGAGCATTGACTCCGTAAGCCATAAAAACCTCTTTAAATTTGTTTTAATAAAAAATTTACTTAAGATTCTTTTTGGATAAGAAAGCCAAACCCTGCGGACGCTTTTAAGTTGCGTAGAAACTATTATGATTTTTGGAATCTTTATATGAGGGAAGATTAGATGACCCAGTTAGACGTTTTAGAGTCTCGCCTGACTTGATATCCTTTTATGGATAAGGAAGAACCGAGGTTTTACGATTTTCTAGTTTCGTAGAAACTTTTTTACTATTAATAGTTATTATAACATATTTTTTTTAATTTTATTTTTTTCATAAAAATCAGGTAGACATGATCATTACAGTTACTCCTTGAGGAGCAGATGCTACTAATTGCCCGCTGGCATCAACAATAGAAATTGTTACATAATTCGCCTCTCTTACTGTCCAGAAACCATGAGAAACAAAAGGTAACGTACCACCAGTAGTTCCCATGGTAATTAGTACTCCATAATTATTTACAGTTGATAACGGAGTAGTAAAATTTATTGTATAGATTCCATTTGCACCTGTAACAGAAGAAACATTAGCACTTGCTTCTAAGGTAATGTCATTGGATGATAAAGTTAAAATATCTGTAAATGTACACCAAGCTTTAGGAGTAAAAGGACTTGTAAAAGTTCCTGTTACATCAAGTTCACCATTTACAACCATCTTGCCGTTAGTATCAATTGTAACATCATTAATAATTACAAAGCCATCACCATCGCTTGTAATTAAAACATTTCCATCTGTTGCGGTAGTAGTTAATTCTGAACCTGTCATCTCAAGACTTCCTACCTGCAAAGAGGCAAGACCGGCCACATTATCATTTAAATTAATAACAGGACTTGCATTCATTCCATCTGGGTCTGTGATTGCTATATTAGTACCTGCAACAAGTTGTACTGTTCCCCATGTTAAAGGGCCAGTAGTCTTTATAACCGGAAAGCCAGTTGTAGCGACGTTATTAAGATTTGTAATAGAAGTCGGTAATTGAAAATTAATTGTAGCCCCTGGTGGTTGAACGTTATTACCATTTGTAATAACTATAGTATTATCAGTACTTTGTGCAGTAAACGATACTATTCCGTTATATCCGCCGCCGAATGGTATAATTCGCCAGAGACCCGCGTTTGTGGAATTATCATATAATTTAAAATCTACAATCTCACCAGGGTTTACTGTATGCAGAAAAACCCCATCATTTGTATGTATATCAAATTCATAAACAGAGACATTACTAAAAATTGTATCACTACCAATAGCGCCTAAGGTTGCATCAGGTAGTGTAATTATATAACCATCTGCGGTAGGTAACACGTCATTATACCCAGCAGCTACTATCGATGAAGTAAAAGAAGAAGGCCAAGATAATGTTATATTGTCTGTTAAATTGATTAATTGATAAGAAACCTGTGCCGGATAAACAGTAGTACCGGTTAATAAGGTATAAGCCATATTAAAAACTATTTATAGAATTAAGAGGTTTTGAAAAACTACCGATATCATTACTAACTCCCCGAAGAGATTTAATCCTATTGTCATTATATTTGTTAAAAGCCTCGGTAGCCTGTTTGCAATAAGCTTCCGGACGTTCCATAAGGATTACGTCCTTATAACAAATAAACTGTTTATACATTGGGTTTCGCCCTAATGGATCAAAACAGAATCCCGGTGCTCTATCTGCCGGCACAATTGTCCAACCTTTAGCTGCCATCTCTTCAACTCTGTGATTTTCAACTCCTTTTATCCCTGTATTTACCCATCTATAAGAGTAGCCGTCTTTTTTTACTCCTGGAGGAATAGCGAGTGGACTTGTATATTCAGTATCATATACTTCTCTCATTTCAAGTGTTCTTGTTTCAACTTCCCTATTATTGCGTGTCATGATTATTTACCTTTTTTTAAATCTTCCAATTTGTACTTAAGCCATTCTTCTTCTTTAATACCTGCGTTAGCACACATTCTTTTTTCATCAGCTGTTAAGATCATCTGCTTTGAAGCATTACTTTTATTAGCCGGTGATGAGCTATAAGAGTTTCTTACTCCTCCTACATGTGCGGCTTGCTCTGCGGTTTTAGCGGCTTTTCCAGCACCTTTTTTGAGTTCTGTGATGTAATTATCTATTGCGCCAAAATATTCTTCTGAAAAATAAGTTTCTTTCTGACCGCTGCGAGCTATCTGGTTGTCTAAACGATTAACAAAATCCGCTACCTGATTTGCCAAAGTCGGGTTATATTTAGAATTAGTAGGTTGTAAGTATGGATGATCATCAAGCCAATCAGCAATTATCTCAGTTTCAGTTTCGCCGTAATCCAAACTATTATTTACAGGGGTAGGATTTTCTGTTTTTTTTGTATTTCCTGTATAAGCCCATTTCTCAAGGTCGTTTATAGCGTTCATAGCTTTAGTTAAAGCAAGATCAGCTTCAATAAGGGCGTCAATGTTACCTTCTTCAATAGCTCTTTTTTTGTTTTCCTTGGCTCTCTCAAGCTCGGCATGAGCACTTTTGCCATAGTGGTAAGTACCTGAGCTTAAAGATTCCTCAAGCATTTGGCGAAGTTGCGCGTTTTCTTTAACCAACGCTTCCTTTTCGGCCATTACCTGATATTTACGTTTTATTTCTTTCCAGAGTTTTTTATCTTTCTTTTTAGGGGCTTCTATTTCTTCTTCGGTTGCCCCTTGTGTTTCCTCCGGCTCTTCCTTTTCTTCCTCTATGTTTTCAATTTCTTTTTCTTCTTCGCTAGAGGAATTTTTTAGTTTTTCTATTTCCTCTAAAGCAGCTTGAATTTCAGCAAGACCAGTGTTATCTTCCTGTATTTGTTGTTCTTGATTGTCTATAGATATTTCTGGTGATATATTCATTCTCACTCCGTTTGTTAATTAGCAAATTGGACGTTCGCAGCTTAAGTCAAGATTGGTCAAATTCCACTTCTCCTAAACTTGACTTAAGCTGTAATTCTTGTAATAGTTCTTGGGTCTTTAACTTTTCCTAAAACATAATCTTCAATCATATAAATTGAGGTAAGCCCGTTATGAGCAAAACTATGACCGCTCGCTCTTGCAAACTGTATCCAGTCTCCTACTTGGCAATATGGGCCAGTATACTTATAACGCTCTTGATCTTTATATACACCAGGAGCTATTTTTACTACTAAACCAGTTAAATTAGTAAATTTAGCATCTTGGTTTAATTTATTAATAGATTCATCTGGTAATAAAATATTTCCTAGCTGTTTTATCTTTTTAGGTACATATACCCGTATTAATAATTGATAACCAACTGGCTCAACCCCATCGTATTTAGCTATTTCTTCTTCCAACGAATAGTTGTCAAAATCAATTCCTGGATCATCTTTTAAAATTTCATCGATATTTTTAATCATCGTTACTCCTTTTTACTGTGGTATAGCAAATCTCGGCCGCATGTTTTAAACCATGAATACGGCCTATATAGTATTTATAATTGTCGTAAGTAGTCATGTTCCCATCGGTTACAGTCTGCTCTAATTCTTTTCTTGCTTCATTTAAAGCTTCTATTATCTGAATAGAAATCATCTGCATTTATAGAACTTCCCTTAATGATTTTTTCTTGAACTTTTTTGGTAAACCTTGAGAGGTTGCTTCTTCATGGCGAATTTTAGCTACTCCTCCCATAGCAAATTTTTGACAGTCTTTATCTTTTTTCATTTGGCCACCACTTTTACGATGTTCCATTTTTTCGTATTTTTTAGATTCCATTTCTTCATGCTCCTTGTGTTTCTTTACATGACCACCTGTTTTGTAAGGCCTGATTTCTTCTTTATCAGCGCAGGATTTTGAATAATAAACATCCTTTGCATATCCTGGATGGTTAAGCAGTTTTTCAGCTTTTGCTCTCATAGCATCACGTTTACCTTGATAGCCGGCTTTCATGTTTTTAGTAATTTCCATTTGAATACTCCTGTTTGGTTAATTCGGTTTCTGATTTTAACTTCGCCATATCTTCATTGGACTCTATCTTGGCTTTTTCTTTTTCAAAATCGAGTTGGGCTTTGAAAATATCTGTCTCAGCTCTTAAGTTAGCTATTCTTTCTTTAGCCGCTGTCTCAGCTTGCTTTTGCTGTATGTCGGCCATAAGCAGGGCATTTGGATCAACTTGGCCACTTCCTTCTGGAGCAGAAGATTCAGGTAATATATTTGCTATTGCCAAAGCAATCGTGTTTTGAACCTGCGGGTCTTGTATTTGTTCAAGCGGCGGTAATTCGTACCCTAGTAACTGCTGCATCTGTATTAAATATTCAAATGCTTCATGCTCTTTTATATGAGCAAGTAAAATCGGTTGTAAGTCAGGATTTTGCTTTGCAAACTCGCCGTGAACAAGTTTATGAGCAGCGTGTTCCTGCCAGATAGCAGCTTTAACAGGCAATCCTCTTAAGGTGTTGATATTCTCATTAACAGGATCAAGCGGTAGTGTTTCTTGTTCTTGTGGCGGCGGAGGTTTTAAAATCCCGTCTACTTCCTGCGTATCAAGCCCTTGAGCTTTGTAAACCATAGCAAAAACGTTTCGCAAATCATGAAGCTCTGGAGCTTGCATTGCTACTTCCATTGTTGCCCTAGCTTTCATTATTCTTTGAACAGTAGAATTGGTAGCAGGATCAGAAACAGGAATAATTGCTATCTCATCGCTAAAATCACTAGAAGTTATTTCCTGCTGACTTTGGTTAACATTAAACTGCTGGACTGTTATGGTTTTGCTAAAGAGTTTATTAATTAACTGTAATTCATAAGTTAAGGAATAATGAATTGAACGAAGCACTGTAGACTGAATACGATTCTGTGTTTCTAAAAAAGCCATTACAGTCCCAGTGGCAATATCTTCTTTAGAATCAAGCATTCCCATTTCACTTGTTGAGCTAAGTTCCTTGGTTTGATTCATTATTTCATTTCTAAGCTCTCTAAGTACATTTGACGGCTCAGAATAAGGAAGAGGCATAAAGGCTTCCGCAAGTGGAATGCCGCCTGTGTCAACTTCTACAAATTCACCAGGCCCTACAATTATATCGTTCTGCTGTTGCTTGAATCCTTTAGCACGCAAGCCTGCTGGTAAGTTTTTAAATGTTCCGGCATCAACTAATTGCCGAAGGAGTTTTGTAAGCGTAATCGAATTTGAGCCAATAAGATGAGCAAGACCAAGACCATAAATACCGAAGCCTGGAAGATAATTATATTGGATAAAATAATTCTCCCTTGTTTGTGTTTCGTCATCTTCGGCCCAGTTTCTTCTGATTGATAAAACTTCCCGAGAGATTTTGTCAATAGTTACAATATAAGGAAGAGGGACTGTATTGTCTTTTTTGCTAAAACTATCCTTTTTATTGTACTCATCTAGATTCAAGTAAGTATGAATTTCATAAATAGGGAATAAAGAGCGTTTTGTATATACATCAAGGTCAACGTCCTTTTTTAACTTGTTTAAGTAATTATTATTATCATCGTTCTCATTGATCTCCAAAGTTTTGAGATAAGGAAGTTCTACATCCCGATAGATATTATTTTGCTGATTTAAGATAATTTCTCTTTTTGAAAGATGAAGAACATGAGTTAAACGATTTGACTCCATAATTGAAGTGCAATCACTATCAATTATAAAATCCTGCGGCATAATAAAACGGCTTATAGGACGCTCAAGTATTTTGTCGTAATAAACCTTTTTAAATCCGCTACCATATAAACCAAGGTATAATAAAAACCTTTCAAAATCAGAATAATACGATTTATCAATAACAGTTAGATAATAGTTAAGCCAATCTTTTACCTTTTCGCCTTTGTTTAACATTTCCTCTGTTTCCATCCCGTTAATTTTAAAACCGGTTGGGCCTGACTGAGGTAATAACTCAGCTCTAACTGTGGAATAAAAACGAATCAAGGAATTAGCAAGGGTTGTATCAAAGGTTCTGGTAGCTTGACGGAAAGGCACGTTTTCCAGGTCTTCAATTTCAAAACCTAAATATTGTTTTACCTTTTCAACTGACTCTATCCAGTTTTTTCTGGATTCATTGTCTTTCTCAATTGCTTCAATTAAAAAAGCTGAAAGTTTTTTTAAACCTTCTTCAGAAAAGTCTTCAGCTAGATTTTGATAAAAACTTTCAGAGCCAGTTTCTTCAGGAACTGGGTTACCGATTTCATAAACACTAGAACCATCTTCTAAATCTTCTATTTTTCTGATATTATCTGAAGTAGTTTTCATCTAAGCATAACTTTAAACTTTAATTAAAATTATACCACATGTTAGAAATTCTTGAAAAATTCGTAAAAAACCTTGAAAAGCTAGATAAATACTATGTTCTAAGGCAGGAAAAAGAGCATATAATTGTAGGAACTAAAATAGAATTTTTAGAACATAAGCCAGAGATAACCCAGATTTTCAGAACATATCAACCAAAACCGGAAACAAAGACTTTACCGATTTTCTTCCTAGTTACGATTGCTCAAAAACCATTAGACCTAGATAAGTTTTTTATAAAAGAAAAACTACCTATTTTAAGTATTAATAAATACAAAAACAGATTAACAGAAAGACTGACAAAAGATTTATTAGACGAGTTTGTAATAAACAATTTTAAGTATTAATTAACCTTTGCTACTGTCTTGATAAATTGATTAATTATGTTTTGATGCTCTGGATTAATTACTTTCATAAAGTTACGGGAAACTTCAAGGCACATTCTTTGGTGTTGGGTGATAAGTTCTTCATTATTAGCAACTTCAACTTCCTCGTAAAAATAAGCAGGAATTACATCTAAAGCTTTTGCTATTAAAATCAGACGAGCTGCTGAAACCCGATTTTCGCCTCTTTCATATTTTTGTAGTTGTTGATGGGTAACCCCTATTGATTTTGACAATTCATGACGTGATATTCCTTTTCCAAGTCTTAAAGAAAATATTTTGTTACCGATAAACTTATTAAATGTGTCAACTCTACTGTCCTTTTTACCCATACTGATATTTTAACCAAATTATAAATACAAAACAGAGGACTATATATCATGATTTCGTTAAAAATCAACTATTAGTTTAGTTAATATACCTTTATTTCTTTATAAGAAGGAGGACTTGGTCGCTCGTCTTTAGGATGACGTAAAAATTGACCATCTTTCAGTTTTAATAAGGCTTGAGTCATGGTATCAACTAAATCCCGAGACTCAGCGTTGGGAAAACAAGCCACGGATTCTATAAATTCATCAGCAAAAGGTAATAATTTGTCATAAGATGGAGGTTTAGCCGGTAACCAGACTCTTCCTCCCTCAATTAAAGGAGTAATTAACCTTACCCTTTGAATTTTATCGCCGTATTTGTTAGGAACAAAAGGAATCGCCCTAATTCCTGCAAGTGCTAAGTCTTGAATCAATGGATCACCAGAAGCTTTTGCCTCAATAAGGCACATATCCACTGGCCGTCCTTTAAATAAAGGATTTCTAACTTTGCTAGTGTCTCTATAATCAAAGTATAATCGCTTTGTCATCTCTCTAAGTTCGGGGTATTCTATCCTATCCCGCCACATGGATAACAAAATAACGTTTTCTACGTAGTTGTGATCGTAAAATACACCCCATGTAGTACATGCTGAATAAGCTGAAACATCTTTTGCAGTCAAAGCTGTATCCCACGACATAATTACAAACTCAATTTCAGGAGGCGTGCTATCTTTCCACCAGCAAAACCAAGGTTTTTTAATTATTCCGCCTTCTTCAGGTGCTGGTCTTTGCTGATATTGTCCTGCATAACCATAAGAACCAAGTTCATTTTTATATTTGTTGATTTCTTTTTCAGAAAATCGATCTACGCAGAGTAATTGTCCCTCTTTTACTCTTGGGTCTTCCCATATTTGACCATTAGTACTTGGTAAAACTATCGTTCTTGAACGTCTTTTTTCTTCAAATTCCATAGGTAAAATCAATTTTACCCACTCACCTCCATCATCATTAGCCATAATATGACCAGACATGTCGTTTTCATGTATTCTTTGCTGTACAACAATCCGAACGTCTTTTTTAGGATTGTTTAAACGAGTTGACCATACTTGATCCCACCAATTATTAGCCCCTTCCCGTTTTGCATCTGAAGCTCCATCAGCAGCAGAGTTGCCATCATCAACGATCAGTATCGAGCCGCCTTTTCCAGTACTAGTACCGCCTACAGAAGTAGCTATACGATAACCAGTTCTATTATTATCATAAAAACTCTTGGCATTCTGATCTTTGGATAATTGATATAAACTACCCCAGTTTTTCTGATACCAATCAGACTCAATAAGCCGTCTACATTTTAAAGAATGTTCTATCGTTAAGGAACTTGCATAAGAGGCATACATAAACTTTTCCTCTGGGTTATGTATCCATACCCACGCAGGAAAAGCTACTGATATTAAATTGGTTTTACCAGTTCGAGGAGGTATATTAATAAGAAGATTTTTAATTTGACGCTTATAACAAGCTTCTAAATGTTCAGAAATTGCCTGAATATGCCACCCATCAATAAAAGGCGTTTTACCTTCTATAATAGGCCAAGCTTGTTTTAAAAAATCGTATAAGGAACAACTAGCTTCTAAAACACTTAAATAATTTCTTGCTTTGACCAGTTCCTCAGGAGTTATTAAGGAACTGGTAATTAAATCTACCTGCATGAATTAAAGATCGAATCTTACACCTAAAGAAAAGTGATGACCTTTATATCTACTAGAAACATTATTGTTTTTTATTCTACCATAATCTCTCCAGCTATAAGTCAGATCAAAATGACCTATGGAGTTGAAATTTTTACTTGTTCCAACCATTAAGGAATAAGTAAAATTAGTTGTTTTGGCACTTCTAGCATTTTTAATTACTGGTGGAAAAGAACGTAAATCTCCCCCGTCTATGAAATGACCGGAAACCAGAAAAGATTTATTTTCTTTAATCTGCGCTCCTCCTATTCCAGCACCAATAAAAATCTGGAAAACGTCTTTATGTAAAATATTATAGTAATAATTGAATTTTAAAGACTTACCAAAAACTCTTCTTTTAACTGATTTAGTTCCTATAGTATAAACTTCATCTTCAAGAAAATTAAAATTGCCTGTTTGATCATTAAATAAAAAATTCAAGCTTTCAAAAAGCAATTCTACTCTTGAATTATTATTTATGTAGTAACCTAATCCAGCGCCGAATACAGGTGATATTGCAGACTCATGAGTTAGATTAAAATTTTCAGAATGATTTTTTTCTTTTACAGAGACGATGTTACTAATAGTAAGTGGTATTGTTATATAAAAATCCTTACTTAAAGCTATAGAATTATATAATAATATGATACCTAGCAAGGTAATGGATAAACTTTTTCTTAACATAATAGAATACCGAATTAATTTATTATGTTTAGTTTATCACACTTTCTTATACCCCTTAAAAAATCGTAAAAATTAAAGTTCCTGATGTTCTCCAGCTAATCCTACCATCACATATTCTCCTTCTTCTGCGTCTGGAAGATCAGAAAAATCAGAGACATAATCCAGATCTTCAAAATCACTTTCTTCACCTCCTCCTTGTACTTGCACAATTAAACGTTGTGCTATCGGTGCTAATGGCTCTTGAGCTTCCGGTATTTCTGGTTCTTGGTGATGTTCTTCTATATGTTGAACTTCAGCAGGCACTTCTACTGGAGGTATAACTTCTGGTTGAACGGGAATAATAACTGGTTCTATTATTTCTTCTTGCAGATGTTCTACTTGTTCTTGTTCCAAAGGAGCAGCAACTATTATTTCAGCTGGTTGCTCTTCTACGTGAAGGGGAGGTAATAATTGAGGTTGCGGTTCTTCCTGTAAGGGTTGCTCTAATATTTCTTGATTGTTTATTACTTCTTGTTCATTTACTTGAACTTCTGCTATAGGATGTAATGGTTCAGGTTCTACATGATCTATAGCAATAGGTTCTAAAGGCTCTTGAATATCCTGATGAATTTCTTGTGCTGCTAATACAATATCAGGTTGTACCTCTTCTAAATGTGGAAGCTCTAACACCGGTAATTCTACTGGAATCTCTGGTACTAATATTTGAACTGGTTGTAATAATTGCAATGCTTCCTGTTCTTGAATTAGTCTCTCTTGCTCTAATCTGGCTCTTTCTTCTATCTCTCTAGCTATTCTTTGTTGCTCAAGCCTTTGCCTTTCAAGCTCTAGCCTTTCTTCTGCTTCCCTAGCTATTCTTGCCTGTTCCAGTCTTATCGTTTGCTCCTCTGCTTCTCTAATTAACCTTTGTTCTAGCTCTAGTCTTATTCTTTGTTCCTCTCTTTCACGAGCTAACCTTTCTTGAGACTCCCTAAATAATCTTTGTTGCTCAAGTATGGCCAATCTTTGTTCTTCTAGCTTTTGCGCTGCTAATTGCTCTCTGATTATTCTTTCCTCTTCAAGTCTGCGTGCTTGTTCTACCCTTTCTCTTTCCAATTCAAGCAATCTTCTTTCCTCAGCTTCACAAAGTAATCTGGCTTCTTCTTGTCTTTGATGCTCTTCTGCTTTTTTTATTCTTTCATGTTCAGCGGCTTCTCTTTCCTTAGCTAGCCTATCTTCTTCTATTTTTAAAGCCGCTTGCTGCGCTTCTTTTATTCTGGAAATTTCTTTTATAACAACAGTTAAACTAGGAGAAGTTATATTATCCTGATTAACAATAATAGGTGTAATAGGAGTTGTTTTAACCGGAACAGATGAAGCAGAACTATCCATTTGTTTTTTTATATTTTTTATGTGTTGATGAATAAAACTTTTACTCATAAAAACCTTCTAAAATGTATTATACATTTATTATTGTATTTGGTTTTCCTCTACTAATCCAGTTGAATTACCAAGCAAATCCATTCTTGGTGTTCCAGCTTTTAAAGCTGCTTTATATTCAGGAGTGTTACAGTAGATATTACAGAACTTACGTATTTTTATTCCAGACAGTTTAAGTTCTGTTCTTTCCTTTAACATATCCTTGATTATGCCTATAGCTAGCGGTTTGATAGGATCAGAGAAACAAGCAGGATATTTTGCTCTAAAATAATATAACATTCCAAAAAACTCTTCAGAAGTAAGTAATGGCTTTTTTTCTTTAGAAATAACAGGTTTTGGCTTTTTTACCTGTTTTGTTTTAGGTTTTATTACCTTTGGCTCTACAGTAAACGTTTTTAATTTTAAAAGAGGATTGGAAATTACTGGGGGTTTTAGTTTTAAACGTAGTTTATTTTTACTCATCTTACCTTTTATTTTTTAGATTTGACAAACGCTTTAATCCTTTATAAGATATGCCTCTCATGTACTCTTTTATTAAAAAAATCACAACGCAATTTTGCTAATTTGGCAACAGATTTAGAAAAGTTGCGTTATTTTTTTTACAGTTTTTTTGAAATTCTTAAATAGGAGAGATATTATAAGTTTTATGTTCTATTAAGGTTGATAGAATTAACGCTGGGTTATTAAACTCTTTTTGTGACATTCAAGTAAAATACACCTTTAGTGGGTTTTAGTTTTAAACTTTTCCTTTTTTGCGAAACCCACTTTTTTCTTGACTAAAAAAGATCGAATAATTATAGTACCTATATACATATTTGCTCATTATTTATTTGATTGTTGTGTTAAATAAACCTTAATTTTCTCATTTTTATTAAGGTTTATTTATTTCTCTTTTTTTTTCTATTTTTTAAAATCGCTAAAATCAGTTAAGGATAAAAACGTGTAAATTTTTATACATAACATTGATTATGGAAAATGTTGCTAATTTACCACGTTAAAAGGTTAAAGGATTAAAGAATTTTTAATTATCTTTGGTAATTTCAAAGCATTATCAATTTTATCTTTTAAAACCAACAAATCTTCTTTTTCTAATACATCAAATTCTTCGTCAAGATCAGGACTTCCATATCTTTGTTTAAGACGATCTGTAATATTAAACATTTCCATATAATAAAAATCTAAATAATCATCTTCCATTATTGACTCTTCTTTGACGCAAATACTACGACCTAACACTAAAGTAACATAAAAAATAGTTCCAATTGGTAATTCTAAAAATTCTTTAAGTTTGTAAGTTTTCATTTTTTTTAAGACTCTCTAAATGTTCCCCTTCCTGAAGTATTGGGTCTTCATTATTTATAAATATATTTTTACCCAAAAATATTGTAAGCCTATCATGCACCATATTACACCATCCTTGCATTACTGCACTTTTTATAGCCCTTTCTCTTTTTTCTTCAATAATAGCTATTTTAAGTTTATAAGGTAAAATTTTTACCTTGTTATCTAATAAATACTTTTTTATTTCTGGGGGTAAATGTTCAACAATAGGATTCTTTTTATAACCCAATTCTTCTAAAAACATACTATAACATTTCTTTTTGTTTATTTATATAATACAACACATAACCTCCTTGCTTCCTTCTTCTTTTTTTGTAATATTTTTTATTTTTTTAAAAACTGAGATATAGCTGCTTTTTTTAAAGTTTGAATATATGCTGTATCTTCTTTATATTGCAAAATAAATTTAAGACCAGAAGCTGTTAATGTTAAAAGACTATTAGAGCTATGATAATCTACTCCTATTATAGTAAAACCTCTTAATTCAGAAGATTCTTGTATTTTTCCATTTTCTTTTAAAAGCATAAAAATATCAGCTCTACTTTTTAGGGCGGCTATTAGTAATGGCGTATATTTCATACGTTGCTGAGCTACAATATTAACATCTGCATCTTTTTCCAGTAAAAAACGGACAATATCGATTTTATCATGATATACTGCATAATGTAATGCAGTAAAACCATTATCGTCCTTAGTATTAACATCAATACCAGTATCAATTAATGTTTTTAAATTTTCTATATCACCTTCTTTTACAAGATTAAATAATACTTGTTCCCCGTCTGCCATAATAAAATATATAACCCCGTTGCTTCCTTCTTTTCTTCACATACCTAATAATATCCTTGATTTCCTCAATACCATTACAAGGAATTACTTTATAATTCCCTAAGTTCCCTCCTAAACTACCCCAAACACATATTACATCTATCGTGCCAAATAAAGTTGGTTGAAACTTGATTCTGTAATATCTATTATTTTTAATCCAACAGAAGCTCATAATTAAATAATTACCTCCGTTGCTATTCGTCTAAGCAGTGCATATTTTTCGCATTTACAACACCCACAATGTCCCATTTGAGTAGTATCAGTTAATTTTTCTTCTAACTCTCGTAATTTACGAGTTTCCTTATCCACTTTTTTAAGATATTTTTCCTGTTCTTCTGGGCTTAATGAATCATAAACTTTTTTAAATTTTTTAAATCTAGTAGGATGAAGTTCAAAAATAACATCTAACATATAAGCAAGAGCATATCTCATAGGATAAAAACGCTTATCAAGTTCGTAGAGTAAGTCCCTTTTTATTTCGTCTCTTATGTCTTCGACATCTATTGTTATTTTTCCAAGCTTTAATAAATTTTTAGAATTAATTATTGGCATTTATTTCCTTCCTTTTTATAAAATTCTAGTCTTTTTCATATTCTTTAATATGACTAAACAAAACATTACGTTCCTTTATTTCTTCAGCTAGTGATTTTAGCAACTCAAGCAAATCATCTATACTAATCAATCCTTCTAATTTATATTTATCTCTAAGTAGTAATAACTCTTCAAAGAATTGCTTTAACTCTATACATTCAGTAGTTTTTTTATTTTCACTCATTAACATACTCCTTAATATAATTTATTAAAACATTAGTAATATTAGTCTTGTTACGAATGGTCTTGACCTTAAAATTATCTTTCAAAGACTCTGGCAAAAGAATCGTTATGTATACCATTTTCTCTTTGACAACTTCCTTTAGCGCTTCTTCTTTCTGAAAATTGGAATTGTTTTTTAACTTAGGTTTTAAAGCCATTTCATTGCCTCCAATACTTCGTTTCTTATAAAATCTATTTCTAACGTTGCATCGTTAAAAACCTGAGTATACACAGTATTACCTTCACTTGCAGATGTTGGATATACTACCCGCTGCGTAGTATATGAATTAAGAACAGGTAAGTTATACTCTTTCAAAGCTTCCAACACCTCTTGGCTTAGCTTGGTGTTTTTAATCACCCTACTAACTACAAACGCAGCAAGTGGTTTACCATCAGCAACTTCTTGACGTGCCTTTATTAACTCTACTAAATCAGACGTTGCCCAGATATCCCAAGGAGATGGTTGGACAGGGACTAAAACAAAATCAGCTATCTTTACTGCCGCAGCTGCTAGTTTGGTTATTGACGGCGCACCATCTATAACAATAAAATCATACCCAGCTTTTACTGCCTCTATATCGCTTGCAAGTGAAACCCTATCTAATCCTATTACTGGAATAATCCTACCATCATTCTCTACGTTCCAATCTCTAGCAGACCCTTGAGGATCACTATCAACAAGTAATACTTTATGGCCTAAATTCTGTAATGAGTGAGTGAGGTTTATAGCAATCGTAGTTTTACCACATCCGCCTTTCTGGTTAAGTACTGCTATTATTTTCATATATACTAATATATTAATTTACTAATATTAGTATATATTAGTTTTTATAAATTACAATATAGCAATTTATTTATATTGGTATATACCAATTATTGTATATTAGTATAATGATTGATAATTGATTGCCCTAAAAACTCAGGGATTAAAGGAACAACACTATTACCCAAAGATACAAGACGTTCCTTACGACTTCCTCCATCTGTCCAGCTAATAGGATAACCCATAAGCCATTCTACCCAATCAGGATTTAATCTGTCGTTTTTTAATCTCGGTACTGCTAAAGGCTCTTTGCCCCATTGCTTAACTCCTCTGCTGCTATGGTACATGCCAATCTGCTCTTGTGTGCATATAAAGCCAGTTTCTTCAAATCTCCCGTGTCTTTGTAATCTCTGGCGGTTGGAGTCGGGAACATTTTTACAATTGATTCCAGTGACGGGCTTTTCCTCCTCCTTTCTGAGGGACAATCTAAAACCGCTCTCGCAAGAGGGGTAGGCAATAATCCAGATTCTATCCCGTCTGTGAGGCGCACCAAAGGCGGAAGCTGGTATGCAATGCCATTCTGCATCATACCTGATCTTCCATAAATCTTGCAGGACGTTGATAAGTCCTGTACTTCGAAGGTTTGCCACGTTTTCGATAATTGCATATTTTGGTCTGATTTCATTTATTAACCTCGCAAATTCTTTCCATAGTCCTGAACGTTTGGCATAAATACCTTTTTTCTTTCCAGCTATTGAAACATCCTGACAAGGAAAACCCCCAGCGATTACATCAATTCTTGGGAGCGTTTTTAAGTCTTCCTTATGTATAGTAGTAATATCAGAAAATACAGGTATTGAGGGCCAATGTTTTTTTAATATTTTCTGACAGAATGGATTAATTTCACAAAAAGCAACTGTCTGCATTCCTATAGCTTCCAAGCCTATTGAAAAACCACCTATTCCAGAAAAAATATCTAGAACATTTAACATCTAAGTTATAATACTTTTTTAAATAAAAGTATTATAACATGTTTTTATCTTGTTTCTTATTTGTGGTGTATTAGTGTTTTGACGTGTCTGGTTCTATTTCAGATTCTTTTGAATAAAATTCTTTATATTGATTTTCTACAGACTGAAACAAATCTCTTAAATATAAAAGTTGAGTATCTATATCTAAAATATTATTTTGCATCAAAAAGTTTCGGAGGTTTCCCTGTAAAGCATTAAAAAGCATTTCCATCGTAGCTGTTACATCTTTAACGTTACAAGATGATTGTTGTACATCATTATTTTTATAATTTCTAAGTATTATAATCGCAGCTTCGTCAGGTTTTACCGATAATATTTTTTCTATAGCTTCTAGTGTACTTTCTTGTTTTTTCTTAGTCATGTACTTCTCCTTTTTTAAAAAAACGTTGTTCGTATTTATCTTTTAATTGTTTAAAAAAAATTTCCGAAAATGAAAGGCACTCTTCTTGAG